GTAGAGGATCTCACGCCTGAGAAGATCCGTGAGATCATCAAGGACAAGAAGCTCGCCGATAAGCTGGTCGCTCGGCGTGAGAGCCTTCTCAAGCTCGCCCAGCAGGAAGGTGTTTCGCCCGACCTGCCCAGTGACATCGGCTTCCACCCGATCGACGCACACCTACCAGGCGACCTCGATGATGACGGTGAGCTGTCTGAGGCTGAGGCGACCGCGCTTCACAACAAGGCAATGTTCGGCGACGAACCATCGATCGATGAGTCACTTTCACCGACCGACGCGTTCAAGAAGCACATGGCGGACAAGAAGAACGCTCCGACCGCAATCGATCAAGGATCCATCTTCAGCGGTGAGGAGTATGACTACGCCGCTGAGTTGCAAGAGAACATCTGGGACCTTGCCGTTACGAGTAAGATGTTCAACGACGGTGATGTGATCCTTAAGGGCACGTCACTCGATGGAAAAGAGATGCCACTTAAGATCATCGTTCAGGACTACGACACGGGTCAGCAGCTTGCAGAGTACCAGTTCGAGGACGGTGACTGGCACCTCGGTCGGACGTGGGGAAGCAAGGACGAGTTCGACGCGGCGTACCTGGAAGAGTACGACGTCAACAAGAAGTCCGCTGTTCCCACGCCCAAGGCGCCCACGATGACGGCGATGGACCCGGTTCACCCGGATAAGTTCTCCGACACCGGCGCTCCTCACAGCAAGCTGTGGGATCAGATGTCAAAGGGCATCTTCGCTATAGGTGAAGGCATTGCAGGTGGCGAGGATCCGGTAACCGGTGACTATCATCGTCTCGTTGGCAAGCTGAACGCGGACGGTGAATGGGTTCTTCACGATCAGGTCGAAGGTGCGGACGGTAAGTTCTTCACCGTAGATAAGTACACCAGCCTCGATGAGTTCCAGCAGGCGGACTACAGCTGGATGGGCGTCGGCAAGCCGATGACGCCACCTGGGCCAATCAAGTCCGTTACGACACCGTCCGCGGTTGCGAAGCCGCTACCGAAGAAGGTGCCGAAGCTCACCAACGCGATCATCTACGGGAAGTACCAGGACGGCGAGGTCATCGCGACGTCAGGTAACGATGAGTGGCGAGCCATCTACAAGAACAACAAGATTCACATCGAATTTAAGAAGGACGACGGCACATGGAGTGGTGCACCGTACGGCAAGGCTGAGGCGTACAAGAAGCTCCAAGGTATCGACGCGGGTTCCGGCTGGTACCTCGGTGAACTGATTCCGGCGGCACCACCGACGAGTGCGCCGATCGTCGTTAAGACGATGACCGAGCTTGTACCGATGGACAACGACTACGCCAACACCGTCATACACGGTAAGTACGCGGACGGTCAGGTCATCGCGTTTTACAAGCACAATGACATCGAGGCACGTTGGGTTTGGGACGCCAACAGCAAGATGTACCTCTCGCAGGTCAAGTCTAAGAAGACCGGTGTCTGGGAGACGAAGAACTCCTCACCTAGTGCTGAGACCGTCGCGTCGAACATCACCGCGCCGGTCTTCAACGCGGGTGGGTGGTACAAGGGTGAGGAACCGTCACTTGGTGTTGACGTTCCGTCGACGACGAGTGCTACGCCACCGGCCGTCCCGCTGGATCTCCCCACGACGATCTTGCACGGTAAGTACGCCGACGGCCAGGTGATCGCTCGCTTCAAGAACTCCGCGGGTGAGTCCCAGTGGATCTGGGACGACATGAACAAGAAGTACGTGAAGCGGACTAAGTCGGGACTCACCGGCGGTGTCTGGCAGGTTAAGGTGACGACCAGTGATCCACAGAAGGTCGTCGACTCGTTAACGGCCGCTAAGACGTCGAAGTGGGTTAAGGGCGACGAACCGAAGTTCGGTGTTGATGTGCCGTCCGCGACTCCGTCCGCGATGCCGGCACCCACGCTCAGCGCCGTGGATCTGCTGACGACGAAGGCCGCCAACCCGACCTCGGGACTCTCCCTGGAAGAGACGATCAAGCAGGGTGTGTACAAGGACGACGACGTCGTCGCGATGTACAACAAGTCGATCGCTGGCACGCCACTAACACGTATCATCTTTAACAACGGAAAGTTCGTCAAGCAGACGAAGACCTCCACGGGTACGTGGCAACATGCAAAGACGTATGATGACGAGAACCACGTCATCGCCGCCATGGCCGCCGGATCTGGCATATGGTCCAAGGTAGACGAACCGTCGGGTGGCATCAAGGCAGGATTCACGCCTAAGCCCGCCGCGGTGATGACACCGGCAAAGGCCGCCGCGATCAAGAAGATCTTCAGCGACGACGGTGTGAAGTGGCACACCAACGCGTCGGACATGGTGGACGCACTCGCAAAGGCGATCAAGGCTCATCCAGAGTTCACGCCTCTTCAGATCCTTGCGGCGATGGATGAAACGACGAGCACCAAGACGTCGAAGACACCCTTCACCGACAAGCTGCAGAAGTACGGCAAGACACTGGCGGGTAAGTCTAAGCTGTCGTACACGCTTAGCATCGGCCCGACACTGCAGCCGCTCACCAAGGCTGGTGTGAAGTACTCACCCGGTACACCGACGCTTCCGGTCGTCAACATCGAGCCGTCGACGGACTTCCCCATTCGTACGCCGTTGACGATGAAGAAGATCCAGGAGGAGATGCACGCGCAACACGGCGCGTGGACGGCTTCGCAGTCGTCGGCGTTGCGGACGTACACCGGTGGTACGTACTCCAGTATGAACGGATGTCTTCGGAAGCCGTCTACGTGCACGGAGTCCATAAAGAAGACCAACCAGAACGCGATCGACGGTATGCGACCGATCACCAAGGCGGTTCGGGTGCACCGTGGCTCTGGCTGGTCGGCGTTTGGATTGGGTGCTGAGAAGCTGTCCACATCTGAGCGGATCAAGCTGCTTCAGGACCTGGAGGGAAAGACCGTACAAGAGGACGGTTTCCTCAGCACGTCAGCGGGTGGAACGGCGGCGTTCAGTGGTGAACTTAAACTGACGATCGACGTCCCTGTGGGAACGCCGGCCGCGTGGGTAAAAGAGATCAGCTTGCACAAGTCGGAGAATGAACTGCTGCTGGCACCCGGGCTTAAGTATCGGATCAAGAAGGTAGTGCCGAGCAGTTACTCGACAGAAGTTCACCTGGAGGTGGTCGGCTAATGGCTGACAAGACCGAACTTACGCCGTTGACCGACCCGGCCAACGACCCACAGTTCCACGTCGTCGATGACGATGAATCGACCGACACGGACGGGTTCACCGACGACGAACTCAACGTCATACTTAACACGCCTGGGTCGGTGCTGACGGCCAGTGCGATCACCGACAACACCACCGAGACGTTGTACGATGATCCAGGAGTAATCAAGATCTCGGCGGAGGCGTACGGAAGTGATCGTGGTCTGCGGGAGTACTGGACCCATGGTGAGGGAGCTGCGAAGATCCGTTGGGGAACCGACGGTGACTTCAACCGCTGCGTCCGTCACCTGGGTAAGTACGTTCGTGATCCACAGGGACTCTGCAACGAGTACCACACGGAGGCGGTCGGAGCCCCGCCCGGTAAGGGTCACAGCGGTGAAACGGAGAGCTTTGCGGTGAGGACAGGTAACGCACCCGTTCGGCGTGTCGGCGCCGGTGACGTGACACCATCGTCACGTTCGATAGGGTGGGACGGAGTTCTCGCGGTCGAAGGTGTGGAGACGGGCGACGGACGTGAGTTCGCGCCGAACTCACTCACCTGGCCTGAGCTGCCGATCCCGCTGATGTACCAGTATGAGACCAGCCACGGTGGTACCACCGACAAGTCCGTGAACGTCGGCAACATCACGCACGTGTGGCGTGACGGTAACCGGATCATGGGCAAGGGCACGATCGACCTCGGTGACCCATACGGTATGCAGGCCGCGCGGAAGATCAAGGGTCAGTACCTGCGAGGTGTTTCGATCGACGCCGACTCGGTCAAGGCCGGTGACATCGAACTGGTCTTCAGTCAGGGTGATGATCCCGAGGCGGATCCGAGCATGATGCCGCTCACGCCGGACAAGACCATCTTCCACAACGGCCGGGTTCGAGGAGCGACGATGGTCAACCTCCCCGCGTTCGTGGAGGCATCGCTGAACCTCACCGGTGACCTGTCGACGCTGGATGAGGTGGTTACGGCCGGTGCTGTGATCAACGTGGAACCCGAGCCTGACACGCACGTGATCACCGCGGCGGCAACGACGAAGCGTCGTGGGTTCACGATCGAGATCCCGGAGCTACCTCCACTGGAGTACTTCCAGGAGCCCAAGGACCTGCCGCCGATCGGTGCCGTCTGGATCGAACCGAACGGGCACATCTGGGGTCTCGTCGGTCCGTCGAACGTGGCACACCGTGCGTTCCAGAACAAGCGGGTGACGATTCCGATGGGTAACGTCGACTACACCGCCTGGATGAACCGGCCGACGCTCGTCGAGGGTCCGGACGGTGAGGTGCTGAAGATTCGCACGGGCGTGATCACGATGAACTGTGGTCACCTCAACCCATACGCGTCGACCGACCCCGAAACGCGTATGAGCCACTACGACAACTCGTGTTCCATCGCGGCCGTTGTTCGCGTCGGTGAGTCGAGGACGCACAAGGCGCCGTGGGTCTCAGGTACGATCATGCCGATGTCCGCCGCGGACTTCCAGCGGTTCCAGGCGTGTCAGCTGTCGGGTGACTGGGCGCCTCACCGTGATCGTCGTGGCTGGAAGGAATTCGTCGCCTCTCTCGCGGTTCCCGTTCCGGGCTTCGCGCGATCGACCGACGTCGCGGCCGTACGCGTAGATGACAACGCGGTCGTGGTCGCCAGCTCGGTGCCGATCCACATCAGTGAGCACGCGTACGTAGGTGACGTCGTTTCCGACGATGCGAATCGTACCGCACTGGCTCACATTCGTCAGCAGCTCGGAGGAGATCGTCGGAACCGCCAGAACCTCGAGGCGATTCGACTGCGAATGAACGGTGGTCTTACCGCATCTGCGGCGACCATGACGCCGACAAAGAAGGAGAAGAAGACCGTGGCATGTGGACCTTGCGGCGCCAAGCGCCGCGCTGAATCACAGCAGACATCCGCACAGACTCCACCCGTTCAGCAGGTGCCGGGAATCGGTGACGGGAACGCCGAGGAGATCGCGCAGACGTCGGCATCCAACGCCATCGCGAACACTCGACTCGCGAGTCGCGGGTAGTCAACCAGCTCGATAAACACGGTTGCCAGATCGCTAGCTTGTCTGTGCAACCGTGTTGTACTATGTGAACAGATCTTAGACTTTCTCACCGTGAGGAACTAAAGGGTGGACGAAAACGAACTGGTTCTGCCTGAGGGCGATGAGATTCGCAGCCTCTCGGCCGAGGACCTGGACGCGTACGAGACCGCGGCACATGCCGAGGTCGACCAGATGTTCAGCTCCGAGAACGTGACATCGGAGCACGTGGAGCGCGGAGGCTTCCTGGCCGGCGAGGTCGACCGAGTTCGCGCCGAGCGGAGCCGTCGCGAGACCGAGGCGACGCAGAACGCGGCGTCGCGGGACGCGATCATGGCTCGCCTCAAGGGTGGCGAGGTCGCCGCATCGGTGGAACCGGTCGCGCCCGCCGTCGACGAACCTGCCGCGGAGACGCCGGCCCCGAAGAAGCAGGGTGGCGTGAAGGCCGCGCTGCGCGAGCTCGGTGGCCTCGACGGTCCGAAGCGCAGCCTGAACCCGTCGCTTCGTGGCGTGAAGCGCGCACTGACGACCAGCGAGGTCGACCTGGGTCGCGCACAGTCGCTCTCCAAGATCGGTGATGCGCCGGAGCGCAACATGCCGGTCCTGGTCGCGTCCGCCGACATCCCGGGCTTCACGCACAACGGTAACATCCCGGACATGGCCGCGCTGGCCAAGGCGATGAGCTCCAAGGCGCGCACGATGGCCGTGACGAACAACGGCGTCGGTCAGCGTGTACCGGTCGCGCAGCTCCAGCGTGACTTCCGCTACACGCTTGGCGAGAAGATGTCGCTACAGGACATGTCCGAGATCATCGACGTGGCCAGTGACCCCGCCGCGCTGGTCGCCGCCGGTGGCTGGTGTTCCCCGCACGAGATCTCGTACGACTTCTACAACATCGTTTGCCAGGACGGCACGTTCGACCTGCCGACGATCGGTATCAACCGTGGTGGCATCCAGTGGCCGACCTCGCCGTCGTATGGTGACATCGCCGCTCTGCCGGGCGTGGTCTGGACCTGGACGAACACGATGGACATCGCGGCCGCCACCGGCACCGCGCAGTCCGGCGTGAAGCCGTGTGTTCGCGTTCCCTGCCCCGCGTACAACGACGCGACGCTGGCCTGTGACGGTATGTGCGTCACCGTCGGCAACCTGACGCAGGACGCGTTCCCGGAGCTCATCCAGAACCACCTGCGGCTGGTCGAGGCGATCCACTACCACTACATGAACATGCGGCTCATCGCGGCCACCGTGGCCGGTTCGACCGCGGTCACCACCGCCGGCTCGGACGTCTCGTCCTCGTGGGGGCTGCTCAATTCGGCCACCTTCGAGCGCCGGGACCTCATCGAGAAGTACAACATGTGCGACGACGCGATCATCGAGGCCGTCTACCCGCGGTTCGCCCGCGACAAGATGAAGTCCGACTTCGCGATGCGCACCGGCATCAGCGACTGGCAGACGGTGACCGACTCCATGCTCGCCGACTTCTTCGACGCGCGGAACATCCGGACGCAGTTCATCTCCGACTGGCAGGTCCGAGCGGCCAACCAGCCGGGTGCGGCTACCCCGCCGACCAACTGGTCGTCGGCCGGCACGCAGTACCTCATGTACCCCGCCGGTACCTGGGTGCGCGGTCAGGGCATGACCCTCGACCTCGGTGTCGTTCGCGACTCGGTTCTCAACGCGACGAACGACTTCACCGCCGCGTGGATGGAAGAGTGCTGGCTGCTCGCCAAGGTCGGACACGAGTCGCGCATCGTGACGGTGGACGACTGTGTCAACGGCATCTCGGGTGCCGCGTCGGCCACGGGCTGCAACGTCTAAGGTCCGGCTACCAGGGAATGAAGACGACGATT